GCTGGAGTGACGGGTAAGTGATTTAATAATTCACATAACAACGTATAAAGGAGTGTTAGAAATGGAAAACAAAACACTTAAATACATCCCAGGTTACTACCCATACCAAATAGATATAGAAGGCAATGTGTATCGACCGAATGCCCGTACTGGGTTCCCCGTGAAGCTGAAAGAGCAAAGAAATAAAAAGAAGGTGTACATCAACCAAGGCGGCAAAAAGAGAGAGGTAATGATATCGGAATTATACCGTAGAGCATTTAACAAGCTGCTTCCAGAGGATTAAATATATAGCCCCCAAGGGCAGAGAGGACAAATACATGGGTGAGCAATTGAAAATCGTTTGTTGGGCGACAGGTTTTAAGTTCGGAAATGGAGCCTATGAGGTTCATAGCCAAGATGGTCGTTTTCAAGGATTTTGTTCTGTAGCGAGTTTGAAAGAAAAAGGACTGGTACGGCGGATAGATCATACCAAAAAGGCAGAAGCATTTTTAAATACGGATGAAGGTCGGGCGTGGTTCAGAAAGAACCGCACAGTCTAGCCCCATAGGGGACAAAAAGGAGGTTCAACAGGTGAAAATAGCAATCATATGTGAATTTTCTGGCGTGGTACGGGATGCATTTATAGCAGCAGGCCATGAGGCGGTGAGCTTCGATATAACGGAATCTGAGGCCCCCGGGCCACATGTACAGGGGGATGTAATGGACTTACCGCGCAGTTACTGGGAACAGTTTGATCTGGCAATATGCCACCCACCACGCACGCATCTGGCGGTGTCTGGCGCACGTTGGTTTAAGGACAAGCTTCCTGAGCAGGCAGCAGCGCTGGAGTTCGTGCAGTACCTTATGGATTTACCTGTCGAGCGTATCGCATTGGAAAATCCCATAAGCATAATCAGCAGCCGGATACGCAAGCCGGACCAAATAATACAACCATGGCAGTATGGACATGGCGAAACAAAGGCGACATGCCTATGGATCAAGAATCTGCCTCTGCTGCAACCTACAGATATTGTAGAGGGCCGGGAAGCACGTATTCACAAGATGCCACCGGGACCTAACCGGGGCCGCGAACGCAGCCGGACGTATACCGGGATTGCGGCGGCAATGGCAGAACAGTGGGGCAGGACAAATCGGTTAAAAATTGATACCAACAAGCGATGTGGTATAGCAGAGCAACAACTCATCGCGGGCAGTTAAAGGGATTTAGGAGGGGCAACCCTCCATAAGGGGGAGAGACACATGATACTACACGGCAACTGTCTGTATATTATGCCAACACTCAAGGCAGGCAGTTTTCATACTTCGGTTACATCCCCGCCATATTGGGGATTAAGGGACTACGGCCTGCCCGAATCTGACTGGCCCGAGGTGACATATACACCTATGCCGGGTTTACAGCCTATTGCTGTACCACCTTGGACAGGATGCCTTGGTCTGGAGCCAACGCCGGAAATGTTTGTAGCTCATATGGTCCTTGTGTTCCGAGAAGTGTGGCGTTTGCTGAGAGACGATGGCACGCTTTGGCTTAATTTCGGGGATAGCTACGCCAGTTCTGGTGTTAAACGGGATGAAGGGCTGAACGAGCATCGTCCAAAACGTAGCCAGCCTGCAGCACTGAAGCCAAAGGACCTGATTGGCATACCGTGGCGCGTAGCATTTGCACTACAGGCGGACGGATGGTACTTGCGAATGGACAACATATGGGCCAAGCCTAATCCCATGCCGGAGAGTGTGGGAGATCGTCCAACCAAGGCCCACGAGTATATGTTCCTTCTGGCCAAGTCGGAAAAATACTATTACGACAAAGAAGCAATTAAAGAACCGGGCGTGCAAGATGAATGGGCAAATGGGTTTAGGGGCGGTGCTTATACAGGGGGTAAGACTTTCGACAATCAGGACGGGGGTAAACGTACAGTTCGAGGCAATTTCAGGGTTCCTGCGGGCTGGGATACAGAGCCGGGATCTCATGGAACAATTCATCGGACGGGCCGTACATCCAATTCATTCGCACGGAAGGTTAAGGAGTCGCCGCCACCAGGACAACCGCAGCAGCACAGACCGGATCGTGAGCCTGTTGAATACAGTGGCATGCGGAATAAGCGCAGCGTTTGGACTGTGGCAACTCAGCCATTTCCCGAAGCACATTTTGCTACCTTCCCGGAAAAGCTCATTGAGCCGTGCATACTGGCTGGGGCTCCGGTTGGCGGTCATGTGTTTGATCCGTTCGGCGGCAGTGGCACCACGGAGAAGGTTGCGCTCGAAAACAACCGAGAATGCACAATCATAGAAATGGGCAGCCAGTACGTAGAGATAGCAAAGCGCCGGACAGCAGTGGTTCAGCCTAATCTAATATTCTAGGGGGCAGTATCCCCTATACCAAAGGAGAGATAACACCCGGTGAAAATTATATATTGGCTTTTAGCGAAATGGCACCTGTACAGAGGCGTTGCATATTCGTTTCCAGTAAAAAGATATCACTATGAGCGGTATGAGTATTACCTTTCAAAAAAGAACGGAACACAGCCGAGGATTGCAAAAGAGGAGCTTTATAAGAAGGGATGAGGCTTAACAGCCTCTTACCCTATACCCCTATATAAGGAGAGTGAATGGAATGAACAAACTTGAACTGCTTAATAAAATCGAAATCGTTGAAACAGATGGCGATGGTGAAAATTTGTACTACGCGTGTGCCGACGCGAACAATGAAAATATTGCTATTTTGGAGCAGATAGGCGTACCTGAATCAGAGGTAATCGAGATGATAGGGAAAGACGGTGAACATATCGACATTTCTGGCTTCGCATGGCGTTATACTCCGGCGGTGTGGTTTACAGGGGACGAGTGGATTGATTATATCCCCCGGGATTTAAAGGGTGAACTGATATGAACAGCGTTAAAGAAGTGCGGCAGAAGTTGTATGAAAAGAGATTGTGCTGTCCGACGTTCGTGATGAACGAGTTAGAGAGGCTGTATAACGAGGCAGAAGAAAACGGCATGGCTACCGCTCTATTGGAAGCTGACCTATTGGCTACCAAAAAGCAGCTTGCAGAGAGTGACGCAGTTATACGCCGCCTGACCTATAAGCTAGAAGAAGCCCGTCAGGCATTAGGAGGCGGTAAAGATGAGTGAACGGACATATAAGCTACTGGACGGAAAAGAATTGATATTAGATGGTGATGGCCTGTGGATGCGGCATCCTGAACTTGGCATAGCAACAATGAGAGTAGAATCGGTATTAGGTGATTTACTTGCCCTGGTAGACTCACTCCAACAGCAGGTAAAGGAGTTAGAAGCAGAATCTGTTACACACTGGGATGCTTTTAAGATGTTGGAGGCAGAGAGGGACCGGACAATAGCCCGCCTAGAAAAGAAACTCCAAACCATTAGAGACAGTGTGCTGAGAATATCCATTGAAGGTGATGAAGCCAGATGCGAGCGGAATGAGCTGAAAGAGAAACTAGAATATGCTAATCAGGAATCGATCGAATGCAGGAAGGAAGCGATAGCTTACCGCAAGGAACTTGTAGAAAAAGATGATGCCATATCCTCGCTGAAAGAAATCGCAGACAAGGCGGTCATACCTTGCCACTTATGCGGTAATAACGGTTGCGAGTGTAACGTGACGTATTTGTCTGATTATGCAACGGGAGAAATGATTGTGGTTTTGTGGAATGCGCTGAAAGAAGCCAAGACAGCCATACAGAAGAACTTAGCATTTGCTAACGGTAAGGATGAACAGGCTCTATTATCGGCGTTTAACCATATCACCACGGCATTAGGTGGGGAGTAACCCACCAATACAATACGCTCCTGGTTGAGCGTTGGAAGGATGATAGATATGTCGGTAAAGGATATGACAGACCAGCAGCTTAATAAGGCACTGGCGGAGTTTATGGGGTACACGGTGGTCATGCGAAAAAGTCCGAATGAGGGATATGTACTATTAAACGAAAGTGGCCGGAGAAACTGGTACATCCCCGTGTGCAAGGACGAGCAAGAAGCATGGGAACACGTGCCGGACTACTGCAACGACCCTATCGCCTCTCTGGAGGTACAGGTAGCTGCGATAAGGGTGAATGCCAAAAAGTATTTTAATCACTTGGAAAGAAGATTACATCCAGGATTGGAGGAATTGCCTGAAAGCGAAACTTGGTCTGCATTCCAAGTCGCTGAATTGGTGAGAGCCAAACCTCGCCAGAGGGCAGAAGCTGCTTATATGACATTATCCAGTCAGGATTAAGCCTATACAGGGTTATATCATATCGTTCTGCTGCACGGAATGATCTGGGAGAGTGGATGGAACCTCTCCCCTATAGTTGAGCTGAACACTACGTTATAGAGGGAGAGGGCATGTTGGAGTAACCAACGTACCCATTATAGTTGCTCTCTCTATATAAATAAATGTCGTGGGACTGGCTTGGAAGTTTAAAAATACTTTACAGGGTGTAGGTAACACCTTCACCCACTAAGGGAGGATATATAGTCGTGAAAATACGAGTTATTGATAGCAAGCCAAGAAAAGATGAAAGTGACATAAACCGTCTGATTGGAGAAGTGTTCGAAGTTAAAGAGAAAAACGAGCAAGGAGTACTGATTGCATTCGGAGAAACGGGACTGTTCCTTATCCGCAATGAAGAACTTGAGGTTATTGGGGAGGAACAACAATGACAGATAAACAACGTAACTGGCAAGAGGATATGAAACTATGTGGCGAAGGTGTATCGCCGATTGAATTTATTTACGAGTCACGTCAAGCCCTTCCTTACTGGCTCCAACAATATGACATAGAGTTGAGAGGGCGTAAGCGTTGGGAAGAGGTTGCTAAAGGATTGCAAGATGACTTGAAGCAGGCTGAATCCCTTATACAACTAAAGGATGCAGAGATATTACGTATGTACGGTGTGAATCAGATACTTGAAACTGAGTTATTTGAAGCTAAAGCTGAGATAGACAAGTTGAAGCAATCCAAGCGTTTTGAATTAATTCGTAAAATTCGAGAAAAGGCAGATACAGACACCTATGCTCTTGCAGAAGAATGTGTTCGTCTTGAAGGTGAATTAAAGACCGTCAATCTAGCATATGAAGGGCTTCAAACAAATTGTGTAAGCCGTGGAGAGTATGAAGCAACATTGAAGAAGCTGGACGAAATGACCAAAGCGTATCATGCTCTCCTGCAGGATGAAGGAGACAAGCTATGACTATATGGGAGTTCATGGACAGAAACATTCTATGGGTGACTATTATGTTTATCATACTTTGCATGTCATCCACCTATTGGGGGAAACGCTGATGACCTACGCTTATACCTCTATATTATGCGCATTACTGTTATATGTAGGTGTAGTAAGTATAGATCGGTATTTCCTTATAGAGACGGTGCCGGCAAGCGAGGTGAGGATTAAATATGGCAGATAACAATGATAAAGTGACAGCGAAAACATGTTGGGTCTGGACGCAGAAGGCCGAGAAGACCAATCCCAGCAGATCCATCGAAGGCGAACCTATCTGGCCTCATTACCAGCAGCAGGCACCGCGTAAGTGGCTGGAGGATGGACTCATACAGGATTCAAGCGAATTTGCGGGTTCCGGACAGGCGGATTTATTCGATTATCTGCGGTGATTATGCATTAGAGTGATCAAAAACACGGGTTAATACCTAAAATAATGAATAAACATGCAAAAGGGGTGTGAAATCTATGATCGCTAAAGAGGGAACACAGCCAATGAGGCTCATTGATCTAGGAGAGGCCACGCCGATGAATTACCGAAAATCACGCAACATAGCAAAGCGAGCTTACGAGAACGCTGATGAAAGTGACAAAAAGGTTATCTCAGGCATGGTGAGCGATTGTGAGTACGTGATCGAGTGGCTTAGTACTGGAAGAAGACCAGGGAACAAGCGTGGGATTGAACGGCGAGCTGCATACCAGAGAGAAAAGCTAATGGACCCGCTACGCATGCAAGCGTACATGCAACAGAATACGGCCGGGAGCCCTTCTAATATCTCAGAGGGACAAAGGTTCCAGATTGAAGAAGCGCTCCGCAGATTAAGCGACAGAGAGCGTGAGTGCTATGTGATGGCACACGGCGAATGCTTATCTTATGGATACATCGCCAACCTGTTAGGGATTAGCAAAGGATCGGTAGAAAATTATGTTGAGCGGGCGCAGAAAAAGATATCACAGGACTTATCCAGTAATTTGTTTCTAATGTAAACAAAAGGAGCAGGAGGACATGTGCCTCACTGCTCCTTTTGTTTATCGCGATCTATTTTTTCTTCTATGGATTCGAGGATATAAGCGTTTCGGCTCAAGCCTGCTTTTTCGGCTATAGCATCAAGCCTTTCTCTCTCCCCCTTTTTCACCCATATTTTAACCTGATCATAATTGGCTGAATTATACTTATCCTTAGCCCGAGTAGATGCCTTCGATTTTCGCTCCAAGAGAATCCCCTCCTTACTTTTCAGAATAGCACAAAATTTATACTGATACCAGTACAAAAAAAGCTTGTATTTATAGTGGTACTAGTATATAATGAAGACAAGAAGAACAAAGGAGGAACAAGAAAATGAGACACGAAGATGCGATTATAGGGAAAAAGGTGAGCATTAAAAAAGGGCATGGATCATACATTGGACGCATAGGCTACATAACGAGTGAACTTGAGTGGAAAGAGGTTATTGGTGAAGAAAGCCCCAGGTTCGGAGTGAGCGTGGATATTGGAGAAGCGTTATTATTAATAGTATCGCCAGAAAATCTGGAATTGGTTCAAGAGGACAAGGGCGACGATGGCTTTTGGGAAGTTGAGATATAAGTTACAAAAAAACCGCTACCCTTTTTTTACCGGTCGGCGGTTTTTTTGTCTTACGAATGCCACCTATATATAGGGATAACCTATAAACGGTTGTGATCTTATAGTTTTGGAGAGGATTATCCAATGATGTGGTGGCGGAAGATAGACGCAATGTAACGGTGTAGCTAATGGTTCTTGGTAAAAGGGCGCTGAGGCTCCAGCAATATCGTGCGTAAACGAGATACTGTGAAATTTACCGTGCAAGGGTGAAAGTCCCTTGTCCACATCGAAACTAATATAAGTGAGAGAGCGACGGGAAACCGCCGCTTTTTTGCGTTCAAAGGAGGATGGATATGGAATTAGTAAAGCTAACAAATGGACTGCTTACTGAAAAATATACTACTGTGCATCACGAAAAGGATTATCAATTCAATGCACCGCACTATTTTGAGGTTCATGATCATGGCGGTAATGTCCTTGGCAGTGTTCATTTCCAAGAAGGGCCGATCAAAGAAGCTGGAGTAAACGGAGTAACTAATGAAGATTTAATTGGTATGGTTCTTGCCCGTCTTGAAGGATTCCAAAACAGTGACTACCGATGCCAAGATAATGCAGTTGCAATCACAAAACTGGAAGAAGCGCTTCTGTGGCTTAGGAAACGAACACTAGAACGTGAAGCCCGAGGGGTAGAAGGAACACATACCGTTTAAATGTAAAAGGTCGGGTTCAATATGCACCTGACCTTATTTGACACATACAGGATTATAGCGGTTCAATTCCGCTGTGTGTCTTATATAAACTGCCAAGGTAAAGGGTAATCCTCTATGAATGTCGAAATGATATTCAGACAAGGAGGGATAAAATGACAAATGTTGAAAAGTTAAAAAAGATGTTTGAGCATGAAACCATAGTTTCTGGCAACAAGATGAGACACAATTTAGATGGTGTTGATGCTAGTGCGTTCCATAACTTAACGGTTTTTGTCGAGGGCGAATACCTAGTATTTGCGAATTGGGGGAAGAAGCACCCGATTGGCGAACAGTTCATAAAAGAAATTATTGATGGACAAGAGGTTGTGTTGCTCCTAAGGGATGAAGACGGCCAGTTTGAATTATTATTACGCCTATAAAATGATGAGTCGCCTTCGGGCGGCTTTTTTTATCTACTGAAAGGGTGAATGCGATGATAACACAGGAATCAGTAAATAGGTTGCCATGGTATCACAAAGTATGGATATATGGATTCATGATTATTTACTTAGCAATTACCTATTTGATTTTTTGGCCTTTGGCAGTTGTCGTAGCGCCTTTTTGGTGGATGAAACGAAGGATGAGGAGGTAAACCCATGAAACTCTATACAGACGGAACCATAGAGGGTACACCACAGGAGATTGCACAGTATAAAGGTTTGCGCGGTAGCGATAAACGGTCGAGGGAAATACAGATAGGAACGCTTTATATTGGCAATGAGGCGTTGTTTGATGTAAAGGTGGATGTTGCTGCTTTAGGGAGGAGAAACCTTGGGTCATAACTATGTCATTGTAGTGCTGCCAGAAACAATCATTCAAATACTATTGATCGTCTTGGTTCTCACAGGCATATCGCTAAGCATATGGCAATGGAAGAATGAACGGCGTAGGAAGAAGGCTATAGAAGGGCTAGAATCCGTTGTGACCAAATATGAGCAGGCATATGAGCGAATGTTTAATGAGGCACAATAGAGACCCGTAATATACATCTGAAAATAGCTGAGAGGTGGCAGCTAAGTAGGATACACGGGTCTATTTGTCGCGGGGAGGAAATATGAACGGACTGCAAATCGAGACCACGGAAGAGATAACGTTGTCTATCCATTTAGTTAATGGTGAGATATTTGAATATTATTTCCCTATTGACGAATCGGAGAATGTAGAGGTATTCCTATCCTGGTACAAGAAGCCCGGAAGAGATAAGGTATTTACGGTTCACACGCCGCATCTGAAAGAGATCCGTTCGTTTTGTCACAGCAACATTGCTTTTGTCGCGGTGGACGGATATATAGAACCGAATGGGCGCGAATCAAAGTGGCATGAACGCCTTATAGATCGCTTTAGACTATGGAGAATGACCAGATAAGGGAGGCGTTAGGATTGCCAAACGAGTATCAGGAATGGTTGGAGAAACTCGGTAGAGAAGGCGGCTCCATTACGACAGATCCAGAAATGGGTGTGGTGAGTATGGAGATAGGTGGGGAGATGGTAACCTTTGCTATGAAAGAATCTATGACTGGTGATAGCGTTGTAAAGATCATCGACGGTAAACCTCCTGATTCCCCGCAATAGCATATAGATACAACCAAACAGAAAGAGGGTGGGTGATATGAATGTTAGCAAAAACATAAAGCTGCTACTGTTGAAACTTGGGCAGAAAGGGCACGATGTGTCGCTCATACAAGAACAACGGTACTCGAAAGAGTTTAAAGGCGTGTACTCTAGGTACAAGTTGACATTCTGGATTGAAGGCAAAAAGAAAAACAAGAAGACGGGCGAAGAAAAAGAATGCATGGTGCCGGACACCTATGAGTTCAAAAGCGCTATTGAGTTGCTTCAATTTATGGTGGTGATGGCAAATGAATGAGAGGCATAAAGCATTTGCTGACTATTACATCGAAACACAAAACGGAACAGAGAGCTACAAAATGGCTTATCCGAAATGCAAAAAGGATGCGACTGCAAGGGTTAATGCTAGCAAACTGCTAACAAACCCTAACATTAAGGAGTATATAAAAGAAAGAATGGAAAGCAAGGAATTGGTCCGTATCGCTAGTCAGGATGAAGTGCTGGAGTTTCTGACACAGGTTATCCGTGGTGAGGTAAAGGATCAATTAGGCCTTGAAACGCCAGTGAAAGAGCGCAATAAGGCTGCTGAACTGCTTGGGAAACGTTATGGATTGTGGGTTGATAAACTGGATGTTAACGCCGTTATAGCGCCTGTTTTTGTTGACGATATACAGGGTAAAGATGATGGCTAGAAAACTATCTGAATTCATCCCGAAGGCGTTTCATGCGACATGGCGAGCCGCGAATGATCCGGACATCCTCAATATCGTAGAAAAAGGTGGTCGTGGTTCAGGTAAATCGTCAGATATAGCACACATCATCGTGCAGTTGCTTATGCGTTATCCTGTTAATGCGATTGGCATACGTTACATCGACAACACCATTGAATTATCCATTTTCGAGCAGATGAAATGGGCCATAACCGAACAAGGTGCGTCGCAGTTTTTCAAGATCAATAAGTCCCCTATGCGGATAACATATCTGCCACGTGGCAATTATATGGCCTTTAGGGGTGCACAGAATCCCGAGAGGCTTAAATCCCTTAAAGATGCTAATTTCCCATTTGCCATTGGATGGATAGAGGAATTAGCAGAATTCAAGACGGAAGAAGAGGTTACAACCATCACCAACTCCTTATTGCGTGGAGAATTGGGAGATGGTCTTTTTTATAAGTTTTTTTACAGTTATAACCCACCAAAACGCAAGCAGTCATGGGTCAACAAGAAATATGAGTCTGTATTCCAACCGGATCATACACACGTTCATCACTCTACTTATTTGGACAACCCGTTTATCTCCAAAGCCTTCATAAAAGAGGCTGAGAGCGCAAAGGAGAAGAACCAACGGCGTTATGAATGGGAGTATCTAGGCAAAGCGATAGGGAGCGGTGTTGTGCCGTTCGATAATCTTACATTCCGCACAATTACGGATGAAGAGGTCAAAAGCTTTGATAATATCCGCCAGGGCAATGACTGGGGTTATGGTGTTGACCCAGTGGCGTTCGTTCGCTGGCACTACGATAAGACTCGTCGAAAAATATACGCTCTGGATGAAATATACGGAGTTAAAATTTCTAACCGAGCTTTGGGTGAGGGGATAAAAAAGAAAAAATATGATACCCAACTTACAATTGCGGACAGCGCAGAGCCAAAATCGGTAGACGAATTAAAAATGCAGCTTCATTGCCGTTTCAAGGGTGCTAAGAAGGGTCCGGGTTCGGTGGAATATGGCGAAAAGTGGCTTGATGACCTGGATGAAATCGTCATTGATCCAGTTCGCACGCCAAACATCGCAAGAGAATTCGAAAATATCGACTATCAGACGGACGCAGATGGCAATCCACGGACGCGGCTGGACGATAAGGACAACCACACCATTGATGCTACGCGGTACGCCTTTGAGGACGATATGAGACAGCCAGGTATTTCATTTGATTAATGTGGGAAGGAGGTTACAAGTTGAGCACTACACAAGACATCATTCGCATGCTTGAAGAAAACTCTCCGATGACTGATATGGAAATAGCCATGCAGGAAGTCACTACATTCAAAGGCTCTTTGAAAAGGCAACTTATGTTGCTGGGTCAGGCTTACTATGAAAATAAAACAAAGATTCTGGAAAAGAAGCGTACTGTTATTGGTGAAGGCGGGGTAAAACAGGAAGTTCATAACCTTGCTAACAATAAGCTTATACATGGATTTGTCCGAAAGCTTGTGGACCAGAAGACGGGATATTTGCTTTCCAAGCCTTTCAGCCTTCAAACAGACGGACCAGAAGAATACAAGGAACGCCTTGGAGAATACTTCGGTAAAGACTTTCAACGAACACTTAAAAACGTGGGCAAGAACGCTATCAATAAGGGTATAGCTTGGCTGCAAGTTTATTATACCGAGACTGGCGAACTTGCTTTTGAGAGCATACCAAGCGAGGAAATCGTCCCGTTGTGGAAAGATTCTGCGCATACAGAATTGGATGCTGTAATTCGATTCTTCGATGTCATTTACTATGAAGTTAAAACCAAGAAGACCATTACGATAATTGAGTTTTGGAATTCAAAAGGGGTTTTGCGATTCACTCAGGACAAACTTGTGTCACATGATTTCAAGCCAATAGGTGAAGTTGGAGATCACTTCACTGCAACAGTAAATGGAACTGAAATGTCATTGAACTGGGAACGTCCGCCTTTTGTTGCATTCAAGTACAACGACGAAGAGCAACCACTTCTAGAAATGATCAAGACTTTGGTTGATGATTATGATTTGCGGATGTCGGAGAATGCGGACAACATAGAGGACATGCCAAACAGTATTATCGTCTTGAAGAATTATGGGGGCGGGAAACTGGAGGATGCACGTCGAAACCTAGCTCAACTGCGCATGGTGAGGACAGAGGGGGACGGGGGCATTGAAACACTTAACATTGACATCGACACAACAGCCCTTAGCAACCATATATCAGAACTTCGTAAATCCATTTATGAGTTTGGTCGAGGTGTGGACACGCAGACAGACAAGTTTGGGAATAACCCATCAGGCATAGCCCTTCGGCAGCTCTATCAGGATTTGGATCTGGACGCAAATACGATTGAAACGGAATTCCAAGCGTCCCTCGAGCAGCTTCTTTGGTTTGTAGATCGGCATTTATATAACACGACGAAAGTTGACTATTCTACGTATGACGTGGATTTCATTCTTAATCGTGATGTGATGATTAATGAAACCGAGGCTGTCGAGAATGTAAAGAATAGTGTAGGTATACTATCCGATGAAACCAATCTTGCCAATCATCCATTTGTGAAGGATGTACAAAAAGAACAGGATAGGATTAAAAAAGAACGTGACGAAGCAGTCACTATTCCAGCAGACCAGTCATATGGCGGCACTGGCGGCAAGCTTCCTGAGACAAACCCGAAACAGGATGATGCACAATGAAGTCCGAGGAATACTGGTCGGGCCGTATGGATGCTTTGAATGAGGCACAGCTAAGCAAGGGCGATGCTTACGTCCGCAAGATGGAGATCGAGTACGCCAAGGCTAACGCATCCATCCAACGGGATATAGACACATTCTATCAGCGGTTCGCCAAGAATAACGAAATAGGGCTGGCTGAGGCGCGACAAGTGCTTAAGGCGGGAGAACTCAAGGAGTTCAAGTGGACGGTCGAAGATTATATCAAAGCAGGCCGTGAGAATGCAGTCGATCAGCGTTGGATGAAGGAATTAGAGAATGCGTCCATAAGAGTCCGTATGACCCGCCTAGAAGCCTTGCAATTGCAGATGCGCCAACATGTCGAGGTATTGACTGGAAAACGTCAGACAGGCGCTAAAGAGCTTATGGGCGACATATACAAGGATGGTTACTTTCATTCTGTATTTGAGTTGCATAAGGGTACAGGGTTAAGCACTACATTCTCCAAACTGGACAAACGGCAGATTGAGGCGATCATATCGAAGCCTTGGGCCGCAGATGGATCTAATTTCAGTGCCCGTATCTGGAAAGACCGTTATAAGCTGGTGCATGAGCTTCAAACTGTGCTCACACAGGGCATGATACGCGGTGATACGCCGGATAAGATGATTAACGCCTTATCTGACCGTATGGGTGTTTCCCGATCGGCTGCAGCTAGGATCATCCAAACCGAATCAGCCTACTTTGCCGGACAATCCCGCATGGATGCCTACAAAGAGTTGGGCGTCGAACAGTACAAGTTCACGGCTACGTTAGACAAGCGCACATCAAGTATCTGCCGGCACATGGATGGAGAGGTATTTGCTATTAGCGAGGCTGAGGTAGGAGTCAACTATCCACCGTTACATGCTTATTGCCGCTCTACCACGATTCCTCATTATGAGGACAATGTTCAAGAACGCGTAGCTCGGGATGAGGACGGCAAGAATCAGGCCGTACCGGGTGACATGACCTATGAGCAGTGGGCCAAGGAAAACGTTCCTACTACTGACCGTGTAACTGAGCCAATAAAGCCAGTCGAACGAGACAACAGCGCTGTTAAAACGGCTGTACCTGTGCTGGAAGACATACCAAACAGGACATACAATCCTAAAGCTTCTTATCACATGGACATTCCAAAGGTTTCCGAAGATTCTGCTGACAAAATAGCAGACATTAGCCGGGAACTGGTACGGGAGGGCTCCAAGACTGGTAAGGGCTATTTGTCGTTCACGGACTTTGATGGCAAGGAGCTGGCGAGGGTGACGGGCGGCAAGGACAAGGTGCCATTTACACCTAAAGTACAGGACATGCTCCTCAACTCTCCTGCTGGCAGTCTGGTACTGGCCCATAACCATCCAAGGGGTAACAGGCTGTCGGTTAAAGACGCTCGTTCCATGGCGCTGTATGCAGCTATAGGGGCTATGGTGGTCGCTGGTCACGATGGTGGTACAAGTACACTGTCAGCGCCGGACAAGCGCAGCCTTTCGGAGTTTGATAAGGTGCTACGGCGTGTGACTGCCGAGGTTGACGCACAATTGCAGGCAGATCCTGCTTTTGATGAACTTTCGGAGACAGCCAAAAACGAACGCTTTGATTACTTGGTGCTTATGGCGATAGTAAGCGAATTGGGGTGGGAATATGCCGAAGACTACGCAGCAGCGAGAGACGGTGGACGGATTAGACGATAAGCCGATTGAGTTGGATTTCACGGCGCCAACAGACGTGCGGGTGAACGATTATATCAGGCAAGTCACTAGCGAGTAAAAACACCGCCGTTTGGTATTGTGGGCGTAAAACACAAGACATCACTGGCCGAGACCAGGTTAAAAAACGAAGATGAAGGAGCGGTATGTAATGAATAAAGAGCAATTTGTCGCATTGGGATTGACCGAGGAACTGGCTATAAAGGCGGCTACAGCATCGGCAGAGGAGTTGAAGGGGTTTGTTCCTAAAGTTCGCTTTGATGAGGTTAACGAGGCAAAGAAACAGGCTGAGAAGGACAGGGACAGCGTAGGTGGTCAACTGGAGGATTTGAAGAAGTCTGCTGGAGCGTCAGAAGATTTAAAATTGCAGATTGAAAAGCTTCAGGGGGAAAATAAAGCTACCAAAGATCAGTATGAAGCCAAGCTGAAAGACATGAGTTTGAACACGGCGCTCAAGTTGGCGTTGAACGGTCAAGCACATGACACGGACATTGTAGCCGGGCTGCTGGACAAAACAAAAATCGAACTGGACGACAACGGTGCTGTAAAAGGCGGCTTGGATGACCAATTAACTGACCTGCGTGAAAGCAAGTCTTTTTTGTTTGTATCAAAAGACCAAACGCCACCGGTTCCTACATTCAAGGGAGTTTCACCAGCAGAAGGCGCAGGGGCTGGCAATCCACCAGCGCCATTGAAAGGTTATGACGCAGGCAAGTCAATTGCTGAGCAAAGAAACGGGAAAGGTAGTGAACAATAATGAACTTGAATCCACGAGTTAAAGAGTATTTATCGCAGGTTGAAATTTTGTATACCGTAAAAGGATCTATTGAGAAGATTGGCGGCGTTACTCTGGACGGCACTAAGTTTGCTGTCAATACGCGTATTCCAGCCGGTACGGCAGTCAGCATCCAAGCCAACGGACTGGCGAAGCCGTTTGCTGACGCAGATACAGGCAAGGTATACCTTACTAGCCACGACGTGTTCACAGGCGATGCGACTACACAGAACGTAATCGTAGGTGCTTGGGCAGAGGCGTTGGTTGTGGAAAGCAAACTCACAGGCGTTACAGCAGCATTTAAAACAGCAGCAGGCGGACGTTACCGTTACTACTAAAACAGGGAATAGGGAAGGGGAATATATAAATGGGTATTCTTTCATTAGATCAATTTAAACAGCCGGAATTTTTGGGGTATGTCGAAAATCGAGTGCTGCCGCGGCAATATTTGCTTAAGGCAGTTAGTGAAACAGATACAACATACGATTTGACTTTTGACTATGACGTATTTACGCAAACCTATGCACCGAGCGCATCTATCACGGGTTGGAACTCCGGCGCTCCTTTGCGGGATAAGAAAGGGTTGAAAACACTTACTCAAGAGGTCGCAAAGATTCAACACGGTTTCCGTTTGGATGAACGTGAACAACTCAAGTTTACGAATCCACGTGTGGCTGCCGAAAGAGAACGAGCTATCCAAAAAATTTATAACCAAACTGACAGTTTGATTGAAGGTGTGAATGATACAGAGGAGTGGTTGAGAGCACAAGCTCTTTATAATGGAGTCATTGTATATAACCAGAACAACATTGTAATCAATGTCAACTTCGGTTTAACTGCTAAAGTGACACCTACTGTTGTATGGTCAGACCGGGCGACATCTACTCCTCTTGATGATCTGAGAGCAGCGATCAAGGCATATAAAGACGCAAATGCAGGACAAGTGCCACGTTACATTGATATCTCTGGTGATGTTCTGCTCGATTTGGTTCTCAACAACCAAGTTAGAGGGGCATTGTTTGGCGTGAATAGCTCTATGTTGGCTACACGGGAACAAGTACAATCTATCATCAACCAAATTGCTGATTCTACTGCAATTACAATCCGTGTGAATGATGATGTTGTCTCTTTGGAAGGTGCCGCGCCTACAAGATTGTTGGAAGCTCGCACCGTGGCTCTGTTGGGGGAAAAACCGATCATTACTGTGCAAGGCCCGACGATTGAAAAGAATTTCGAACCAGGCATTTACGTGTTGCCTATCATCAAGGAAGGACCACCACCATCCGAAGAGGTATACGTTGGTGAATCTGCTTTCGTAGCTGTACAAAAACCATCCCAAATCTACCGCCTGTCGGTTTAATAGGAGGATCTTATATAATGGCAAACAAAAAATATAACGTGCTGTCCCCGGTTATACAGGCCGGGGTTATTGTACATTCCGGTGAAATCGAACTTGATGAAAAGCATGGCGCCAAGCTGGTTGAAAAAGGCGTGCTTGAAGATGTTGCAGCAGCGAAGAAAGCGGACAGCGTAAATAAAACCGAATAGGCTGGTGAGCGATATGGACCCGATCCGTTTTGAAGCCTTACTCACCAAGCTTAAGGTACTGCTGGGGCTACCAGTCACGGAAACAGATAAGGATGTGCAGCTGTCTTTTGCCCTCGACTTTACGATTGATGGCATTAAGAACTACTGCAACATATCCGACATACCGGAGCAATTGGAAAACACGGTGTTGCTCATCGCCAAGGACTATTACCTCAACCAGTTCGTAGCGCCTGCAACGGCTGGCGAGGGTGAGAAGAACGTCCAGAGTATCAAGCGTGGTGACGTGCAATTCACATTCTTTGCGGATGCCAAGCAGGGCGTGGAGGGTACGGCGTTTATCAAGTCGTACGCAACGCAGCTTAATGCATTCCGCAGATTGAGGTGGTAGATATGCAACTAGGCAATCCAGCAGTGGAACGTATGCTTCTTGAAATGACCTATACAGGCGTTTGCCGGGTGGAAGGTCAGACAACCTACAAAGACCCGGTAACAGGCGTAGAACGCCCCAAGGGTGGCGTTATAATTGACAACCAGCCGTGTGCATTGTCTCAAGCATCCTTACCAAGCTCGGTCCAAACGGATACGAACAACAATATCGAATATGACGCGAAACTGTTTATCTCGCCGGATGTTGTTGTGCCTGCCGGAAGTCGTATTTTCGTCACACAGGAAGGCATGAATTATCAGTTTACGCGTTCTGGCAAGCCTTTCATTTATGCGACTCATCAGGAAATTAAAATGAAAGAGGTAGGCGAGGCATGAGCGGCTTTGCTGAATTTGATTTTTCGGAGCTCGAGCAGTTGGGCAAGAGCCTTCGAAAAATGCAAGCCGATTATCCGCGATTCGTCGAGGACTGCATACGAGAGCTTGCCAGCAGGCTCCTGGCTAAGACAGTGGCCCGCACTCCGGTAGATACAGGAATGCTCCGGCGTAACTGGCAGCTCGGCCCTGTGGAGCGTGTAGCCGGTGGATACAGCATTGAACTGTTTAATCCTATCGAATATGCGCCTTATGTGGAGTATGGTCACCGCACAAGGCTGCACACTGGATGGGTGGAGGGGCGGTTCATGCTTACCATTTCCGAAAGGGAGTTGGAGCGAGAATTGCCCGCGCTCATGGACCATAAACTGAAACGATTTATGGAAGACCACCTGAGGTGATGTAATGGAAGATGTTAAAAACGGAATATTGAAGCACCTGAGCACCTTTCAAACGGGTGTTACGGTGTACGACGAACGAATTGAGCAGGGTTTTCATGAACCGTGCTTTTTTGTGTTGCTCATAAACGGTTCACAAGACCGGGAATTCGGGCGGCGTTATATGAGGGTGGGCAACTATGACATTCACTATTTCCCGAATCCCAAGAACCCGGAGAAACGCCGTGAATGTGAAGCAGTAGCAGATCGGCTCTACGAGGAATTGGAATACACCCAATGGGAAGGTAGCATGTACAGGGCGGTGGGAATGAAACACCAAATCGTCGATGATGTGCTGCATTTCTTTATTGACGTCAATGTCCATTTAATGCGTCCAAAGGGACCAGAAACAAAAATGAGGACTTTAAAACAGGAGGCTGGTATACGTGGCTGATGAAATTGTTACGAAAAAAGAAACGCCTGCCAAGACTGTAGAACCGGAGTTTGCGAAAGAGCAATTTCAAGGGTCCGAACAGTTTACGCAGATCGAAAAAGATACGCTGAACGTCCTGCTTGAGGATGGACAGAATTACACCATCAGCGAGGCCAGACGGGTTCTCACTGAATGGTTAAAGAAGGAGGTCAAATAATGGCCGGCACATGGGTTACACAGAACAAGGATCTACCTGGCGTATATACCAATGTCGTATCTGAGCCTAAGCCATTAGGAACGCTAAGTGATCGCGGTATCGTCACCTTGCCGTTGCTATTAAGCTGGGGGCCAGCAAAGCAGATCATTACTATTGATGCTGGTGACGATATCGCAAAAGCGTTGGGATACGATATCACACACACGAGCCTCTTGTTGGTTAAGGAGGCTCTTAAACGTGCCAAAACGCTGCTAGTTTACCGCCTGAACGAAGGGACACAGGCTACAGTCACAAGCGGCAATCTTGTCGCTACGGCGAAGTATGGCGGTGTGAGAGGTAATGATATTTCTATCGTTATTCAAGCTGATATTGACACGCCGTCTAGCTTCAACGTTCGGACTTTGGTCGAGGGCCGGGAAGTCAATTTGCAGAAAGTGACCAATATTGACGGGCTGGTAGCTAATGAATGGGTGACCTTCAAAGCAGCCGCTACTGATAAAACACTGGCTGCTACGGCTGGAGCGCCGCTGACTAGCGGGGCTGACGGCACAACAACCAACGCAGACCACTCGGATTATATGGCGACTATTGAGACTCAGGATTTTAACACCGTTGGAATTCCTTACGATGACGCAACGCTGAAGCCTTTGTATACCACCTACGTTAATCGCCTGCGTAATGACGAGGGTAAAAATGTACAGGTGGTACTACCAAACTACAGCGCGGCTGACAGCGAAGGAGTAATAAACGTCACGAACGGCGTTATTCTTTCGGATGGCACAGTGATTGACAAGGTTAAAGCAGTCGCTTGGGTTGCAGCCGCGACAGCAGCCGCAAATGTAAATGAATCCCTCACTTACACTGACTACGATGATGCAGTAGATGTGGATGTTAGGTTCACCAATCGTGAAGCAATTGCAGCGGTTCAAAGTGGTCAGTTTTTCTTCATTTACACAAACGGAAAAGCAAAGGTACAAGAGGACATTAATACATTCCGTAGCTTTACACCTAAAAAGAATAAAGATTTTCGCAAAAATCGTGTCGTTCGTACATTGGATGGAATTAAGACAGATTTGCAACGAGTCTTTGAAAACTCCTATACCGGCAAGGTTGATAACAACGTTGACGGGCGTAATCTCGTTAAAAAAGAAGCTATCAATTTGTTCGAGCTTAATCAACAAATCAGTGCTATTGAGGAGTTTAATCCTCAGACGGATGTAACGATCGTACCTGGTACAGACAAAGACGCTATTTACGCTGAATATTACGTCAAGCCAGTGGATAGCATTGAAAAAATCTATCAGTTAGTGAGGGCGAGATAATATGACGCAATGGTTGCAAGCAAAAGATACTATTTCAGGACAGCAAGGTCGATTATACGCCACCATAAACGGTAATGTAGAGGAAATGGCCTATTGCAAGAAGTTCGAAGCGAAAATCGAAAAAAACATGACAGAAGTAAAAGTGTTAGGCTACCTGGGGGACCAGAATAAAGCAAATGGCTGGAAGGGTACAGGTTCAATGACTTTTTACTATGTGACCTCGTTGTTCAGACAAATGATGCTGGATTACGTGACCACAGGTAAGGATACCTACTTCGATCTTGTTGCAGTTAATGAGGACCCCACTTCCTCGATCGGTAAACAAACCGTAACGCTCAAGAATGTCAATATTAGCAGCATTATTATTGCTAAGTTGGATACTGAATCTCAATTGTTGGACGAAGATTTGGACTTTACTTTTTCCGGGGTCGGATTGCAAGACAGCTTCTCTAAACCTGTATTGGGTGGTAACTAAAATAATCTAAATTAAGGGGATATGAATAATGAGTGACTTGACATTGTTTTATGCGGAAAATGTAGCAGCTGAAATCACCGAGGAAATTGCTTTGTCGGAACGTTTCAAGGATGCAGATGGCAAACCGCTGAAATGGAAAATCCGAAGTGTTTCCGAGGAAGAAACTTCTATTATCCGTAAAGAATCAACAAAAAAGGTTAGAGTGAAAGGCGTCTATCAAAGCGAAACAGATTCCGACCTTTTCGTATCAAAACTGGTTGTCGCCGGGGTAGTGTATCCTAACCTTAAAGACGCTGGCTTACAAAATTCCTATGGAGTAAGAGGTGCGGATTCGCTTATTCAAAAAATGCTGCTCGCCGGAGAATACTCAACATTAACGGACCGCATCCAAACACTGAGTGGGTTCGACCGCGATATTAACGATCTCATCCAAGACGTAAAAAACTAATCGAGGAGGGCGATTCTGACGCGAACTACGCGTATTATGCCCTCCATGAGCTTCATATCTTACCGCATGAATTGATGGCAATGAGCCAGCGGGAGAAGGCGGCGATTTTTGCTATGATTTCTTATCGAATCGAGAAGGAAAAGAAAAACTAATAGACTCATTGCGCGATTTCATATACTATATTTGGTAACATTACACATCTGAATAAAGTGAGGTCTGCTAAAATGTGGTCTATTATTGGGCTTGCTCTGATTGTAGGGATAACGATTGCTATATGGCAGTCGGTCAATTCTGCAAAGGAAAAAAAACAAATAATGAACGAAGAGAATGCGATTGCTCTAAGTAAAATGTTTCATGTTGAAGGGTTACCGATTGCTGAAAAAACAGCGTGTACCATTTTGCTTAAGCAGGATAGGATTCTGGTAAAAGCGGGTGGAGCAGAATTCAATGTTGCGATTAACCAGATAACGGCAGCCGAAGTGAAGACGGACGTGGAAATAGCCAATATTGTTAGCAGCAGTGCTGTAAAGGGTATCGCAGGAGGATTGCTATTTGGCCCCATTGGGTTAGTTGTAGGAGCCAGAGCTAAAAACAAAGAGAAGAAGACATATAACTATTACTTTATTCTGAATTACATCAATTCAGAAGGTAATCTATCGTCTCTGCTTTTTGACAGTGGATCGAATCATTTTTCAGCTATGCAGATAAAAAATAAATTAGATCCTCTATTACAGAATAATGGAGTACGTCAAGTTAATTTATAAAGTAAGGCTGTTCACCGCGTATGTTTTATACGTATGAACAGCCTTTTTCTTTGGAAAAGGAGGAACGATGGCTACAGTTTCGGCAAGCCTTCAACTTTTCGATAATTTCTCGCAACGTCTAAACGCAGTCAATAACGCTGTGCAAGCCACAACTAGACAAATGGAAAGGTTAAGAACTGCCACAAATGCACATATGCGGTTTGATATCGAAATCGCTAATGAGGCAATTTTGATGAACCAAGTACGGCTAATTAGGCAACGTATTCAGAGTCAGCTTAGAGTTATCCACGCTCGAATACAATTGGAATTGCCCGCATCATTACAAGCTATGTTCGGCAACCTGCAAATGCTTGTACTAAGGCTAATAAGAGTAGTTCGTCAATTGCGGACTACAAGCGGAGCTAACGCGGCAGAACTCCAGAACGCATTGCAGCGGATAGCGGAATTAGAGCGCAAAATAGCCCAATTACAGGAACAGATAAACGGAAGCCTGAGAAGAGGGGAAGGAGCGTCCTCCGGCTTACTAGCTAACCTGAAAGGTATGGCTGCTGCGTATTTGTCGCTTCAAGGCCTTAAAGAATTGTTTGGCGCTACTGTGGGTGGTGCGATGGAACAACAGAAAATGCAAGATATGTTTGTTGCTCGTACAGGTCAGGAGGACGTGGGTAAAGCCATGTTTGAACGATTCAAGAAAAACGCGCTGACAGCCGGGCAGGATGTGAATGAATCCCTTCAAGCAAGTTTATCGTTTTTCTCGGCTACGCAAAACGTTGACCAACTGGATAAACTGAATAACCTTGCTCAGCGATTGAATGCTTTCGATAGTGCCGGTAATGGCATGGAAGGAGCCGCATTTGCCCTTAAGGAAGCTCTCTCGGGGGATATTGTGTCTTTGGCCGAACGTTTCAACATGGGGAAATCAGATATCCGGGCATCTGGTATTGTTGATTTTGCCAAAAAAGGCGATATCGACGGTTTCATAAAAGGTTTTGACAAACTGTTAGAATCTCAGAAAATGGGTCAAAAGGCGTTTGATACCATGTTGGCTAGTCCCGCTAAGCAACTGGAGATAATGAAAAACAACGTCAGATCCATGTTTGCAGATGCTGGTGGAGCTGCTACCAAATCGTTGCTACCAATGATCCAAATGCTCAATAACGCATTCAAGCAAGGTAAATTTGATTCGTTTTTTGCTAATTTAAGCCAAGGATTAGACTGGGTAGTGCGGAATGCGATTAAAGCTTTCAATGCCGTTTCTCAAGTATACGGATTCATCTCAGGTAATTGGCAGAATATCGCCCCTATTGTTAAAGGAGTAGCAGCGGCGTTTATCGCTTGGAACATCGCAATGAAGGCCGTAGCCGTTACGCAAGGAATCATCGCTTTCGCCACAGGGAGCAGCACGGCTGTGATTTTTGCCCAAACGTTAGCTACTCGCGGACTCTCTGCGGCATGGGCGACCCTAAACGCTACAATGAAAGCAAATGTCTTCATCGCCATACTGACCGTGTTGGTCGCTATAGTGACATGGATGTATCAGGTGTACCAAACCAACGACATGGTGGCGGCGGCAATGCTCTTGAAGTGGAATGAAGTATTGAACTTTTTTGATCAAGTCCCGATCTTTTTTGCGAGGGTTGGCGTTGGGATCGCTCAGGCGTTTTTGAACGCTAAGGCTAGCGTAATGCAAACGATGCAAGATATGGCAAACGGTGTGATTGATAAAGTAAATGATATGATCAAGGCTTTGAATAGTACAAAAATGATGGATATTGGTCTTGTTAATCGAGTCTCCATTTCTGCAGATTCTCAAAGAGCGGCCGACGATTTTAGAGTAAAAAGTGCTGCTAAAATCGCTGCAATGGAATCTATGGCTGCTGCTAAAGCGAAAAAACGTCAAGATGATACCATGAATTATATCCGCAAGCGTGATATGGATCGGCGCAAACAAAAAGCCGCTGCTGCCCCGGGGGCAGGCAAACCTTTCGATTTCACCAAATGGAATGCCGCAGCTGACGCTGCCAAGAAACCAAACAACGATGTTGGCAAGGTTGGTAAAGTAGGCAAAGTTGGAAAGATCGAAGACAAGGTAGATATCTCAAGCGAAGACCTCAAGGTAATGCGTGATATCGCAGAAATGAAGTCCATACAAAACTTCGTCACGCTTACGCCTACTGTACAGGTCAAGACAGGTGACATCAACAACGGGGCTGATGTGGATACGATCATAAAGAAAATCGGCGACCACCTGGAAGAACAGTTTGTCTCTACAGCACAGGGGGTGTACACCTAATGGAACACGCCATACTACTAAGTTACAACAACGGCGAAGAAGCATTTCGCATCCCGGTCAATCCGCCTGAAATGAGCATTAAGGAAGCTGGTGACGGCTCCACATACAAAATTGTGGACGGTGGCGAAATAAACGCCATACAGTCTCGCAAGTTGACAGAGATATCCTTCGATAGCTTCTTTCCTGGTCAGGCATACCCTTTTGTGAACACGGATGAGTTAAGGCCTATTCCTGAATATATTGAGCTATTAAATAAGTGGATGGACACCAAGCGGCCCATCCGCTTTATTTATTCTGCGATAAGTTTCGAGCCTGGAGCACAAAAGAGCCCGCAGGAAATAGCCATCAACATGCCGGTCACAATAGAGGAATTCGAATGGAAGCCAGTAGCGGGTACATCGGATATCGAGTACACAATATCATTCAAAAAGTACGTTTTTTACAATGCTGTGCAAGCCAAGGTTAAGCAAACCACGACCAAGGCAGGCGCAAAAAAGACGACTACTACAAAGACTAAGGCCAAACGACCTAGCGAAAAGGCTAAACCTAAATCGGTTAAGGTGAAAGCAGGCGACACGCTTTGGATCATCGCAAAGAAGAACCTGGGTGATGGGTCCCGTTACAAAGAGATTCAAACACTCAATAAGATTACGAATGCTCAGGCCAAGCGATTAAAGGTCGGGCAAGTAATCAGACTGCCGGGGTGATGGTATGGATATTTTTATAGACAACCGGGATGGCAACGTGTGGCAGGTGTCCGGTGAGGCGATGGCCGGCAAAGAGAATGCGGCCGGGTCGGTCTCTGAACTCACATGGAAGACCGAACGCACCGGGAGCCCGGGCAGTGTAGATATCACACTTGTTAAGGATGGCATCTACCAGAACAAAAAATTCAAGGTCCAGAACGGGGATATCGTCAGGATTACCAAAGGCAAGTACAAGATATTCTACGGCTATGTGTTTTCGGTGGAGCAGTCGGAGAAATCCGACATGAAGATAACTGCGTATGACCAAATCCGCTACTTGAATGCAAACGACACATATGTTTTAAAAAACCTAACAGCTGGGGCAGTAATCAAGCGGATTGCAGAGGACTTTAAGCTGAAAACCGGAATGATAGCCGACACGGGATACAAAATACCTGCTATGGTCGAGGATAATCAAAAGCTCCTGGACATCATTTACAAGGCAATCGACCAAACACTCATGTCTACCGGGACCATCTATGTATTTTACGATGACTTCGGCGCTTTGGCCCTTAAACGGGCTGCTGACATGCTTGTATCGGTGTCGGTGGGCAATGGCAGTCTAATGACCGGATACGCGCTTAAACGGTCCATAGACAGCGAGACATACAACTATGTAAAGCTGGTGCAGGATAATAAAGAAAGCGGCAAGCGGGATGCTTACGTTTACCAGGATGGCAACAATATTAAAAAGTGGGGCAAGCTTCAACTCTATGACAAAGTAGACGAGAAGATGAACGCGGCACAGATTAAGCAAAAGGCGCAAAATTTGCTCACCTTACACAACAGGGAAAGCAAAAGCTTAAGCATAGATGCTATGGGAGACTTGAGTATCCGTGCTGGATGCTATGTGCCTGTGTTTATTGATGATTTGAAGGTGAGTCAGGTTTACTTGGTAGATTCATGTACACATAAATTTTCAGGGCTTGAGCACACGATGAGCCTAGAACTGAAGGTGATCTAATGATAAAGCAGCTACAAAAAATAGCGTTAGGCAGCATGGAAGCATCCAAACCAAGCGAGAGCATGGTCGGACAGGTGACGGGTGTAGATCCACTTGAAATCACAGTGGATCAGCGGCTTGTACTGGATGCGGATTTGTTGCTTGTTACGGAGCGTGTAAAGCGATATGTGGTTAGTCTTACGCACAGCCATGTATACAAAGATGAGACTCCAACGGAAACCGCTACAAAGACGACTCAAACGGCGTTGCCCGATGTTTTGGTGATTCGAGAAGGATTGAAAGTCGGGGATGCAGTGATTTTGCAAAGAATGAAAGGCGGTCAACAATTCGCCGTCATGGATAAGTTATGATACCAGAGGGCGGAAGCATTGTTGATGAGGAAATTGAGGAAGAAGAAATGCCCACCAAGACATACGCCTTGGACTTTGAAAACGGACGCGCACGCGGCATTGTAGACGGTCTGGAGGCTATGCGGCAAGTGGTGTACAAGATACTTCAAACGTTACGTTATGAAAATCTCATATACTCCGATGATTACGGAGCTGAGATAGACCGGCTGCAAGGGCAGAGCCGGTTATTTGTGCAGACAGAATTAAAACGGTTGGTCCGTGAAGCGTTACTGGCAGACGACCGGATAACGGATGTGAGGGATTTTCAATTCACCTTTAACGGTTCAAATGTACTGGCAGAGTTCGAAGTCGTGACTACACAAGGTAATTTCAGGAATGAAACGGGGGTGGGCGGCATTGTATGAGAATCAAACAGAAGAGGTCATATTAGAACGTCTGCTGGCCCGTATACCAGATACCATGGATAAGCGGGAAGGGAGCGTTATTTATGATGCCCTGGCACCTGCAGCAAATGAACTGGCTCAAATGTATGTTGAACTGGATACAAATATAAGTCTGGTTTTTCCGAACGCGGACAATGAGGAATATTTGGACTTGGCCGTGGCATGGTCCGGTATAACTCGCAAGGCAGCGACTAAAGCGCAATGGAGAGGCAAGTTTTACAACAACCAGGGCGTGTTGATGGATGTGCCTATTGGCAGCCGCTACAGTATCGAGGATCTAAACTATGTCGTGCTCAGTAGACTGGGCGTTGGACAGTTTGTGGTGGAATGTGAAACGGCTGGTGTCATAGGCAACCAATTTTCAGGGTCGCTCTTACCTATTGATTTTGTTGATGGGTTGGCCCGAGCGGAACTGGTCGATCTGTTGGTATCAGGAGAGGACACAGAAACAGGAGAGACTCTATATGATCGGTATCAAGACAGAATATCCAAGCCTATTACAAGCGCAAATAAGAACCAATACGTAAACTGGGCGCGTGAAGTAACTGGAGTTGGAGACGCTAAAGCTTTTGCTCTGTGGAATGGACCCGGCACCGTAAAGGTAGTCGTGTTAGATAATAACAAACGTGCTCCGTCTGCAGCTGTAGTGCAGGCCGCGCAAAACTATATCGATCCTACACAGGACGGACAGGGCGAAGGCGCTGCGCCCATTGGCCCGGTTGTCACAGTTGTCGGAGCGACTGAGGTTGCTATTAACGTAAGTGCGCGAGTTGAACTAGCAAGGGATGCAACTGTTGCAAATGTAACAGAACAATTAAAGGTTAGCATTGCGAAATATCTTGAAGGCTTGGCTTTCTCAGACACGGACTTTTTAGTACGGATTACAAGAATAGCAAACCTTATTTTGGATGTCCCACAAGTCGTAGATTACTTTGACCTGACTATTAACGGGCTGACTGGCAATATACAAGTTCCGCTGGATAGCGTAGCTGTACTTGGGACGGTGGATGTACATGTCTAAGAAACTTATGTCCTATCTTCCTGACTATTACCAAGAGATTGAAGAGTTTGTGCAGATAATGGACACGGAAGATATCGAATTAAACAAGGTTAATGCCGCGATAGTAGATACATTTAAGCAATTCCATCCAGAAACGGCCACTTGGGGAATTGCTTATTGGGAACGTGATTTGAAAATAACCCCGCTCCCATCTAAACCGATAGAGCAACGCCGTAGTGTGGTTATCTCTAAAATGCGAGGCAGCGGGAAAGTGTCAGCAAGCATGATAAAAAATGTGGCCGGCAGCTATGATCGAGGCAAAGTAGATGTAATTGTATATCCGGCTGAATATCGGTTTGACATTAAATTTATCGGTACTTTAGGCGTGCCGCCGAACTTACAGGACCTAAAGGACGCAATAGAGGAAATAAAGCCGGCGCATTTAGAGGTGAGATATCAGTTTCGGTATTTGGTTATTCGCGAAATACACCATGTGATGACGATCAATGCAATAAACAGTACTCCATTAAATAATTTTGCGGGAGGTGTGCCAATTGGCTAGTAATACACCTAATTTGAGCTTATATATGAAGGACCCTGTGGCAGACTGGAATGATTTTTTTGACATTAAGACGATGATGAATGACAACTGGGAGAAAATCGATAGTTTTGCTGGCTCAACAAAAGGAAATTTGGATAAGGCGACTAAATTTGTGGTGACGTCAGATATGTTTGGAGCCACCGGAAACAACACAGATCAAACACAGGCCATTCAAAATGCACTCAATTATCTGGAGAGTGTCGGAGGCGGAAAACTTATCCTAGGCGCAGGCACATTTCTTTTGAGTCTCGCTAAAAGCACACATACCAAAGCTTGCATAATCATTCCAGCAGGAGTCACAATAGAAGGTTCTGGCATGGGAGTGACTATCCTTAAACGGCTAGAAAGCGAACGTATTCAAGACGGAGTTTTGTTAGTCAATAAAGGATATGACACAAAGGGAGAATACACAGCGGCGGGTAACATTACGCTACGAAACTTCACGATTACTGATGGCGCTGTTACTGCAACTCCTAGAACATACGGGGATCTAATTGCGTTAGGGCATGCAGATAATGTGTTAATTGAACGTGTCCAATCGTTAAATCATGATCAGCATTTTGTGGATGTTTGCGGTTCGAGGAATATCACCATTCGTGATTGCATGTGCAATAACTTGCAAGATACCTATGGGAGTGCAACTATCCAAATCGACCGAGCAAAAGGTCTAGGCATTTGGGGCCTGCTGCTGGATGATACAAATCCGAGCAATGTGACTATTCAGGGCAATAGTATCGTTTCCATATCTGAACTGATATTGCAGCTTGGGCATGGGAAATCAACTGTAAGTGACTTGAGTGTAATAGATAATGTAATTGTTTGCGCCAGCACCAGTAAAGGTCAGATAGCAATCGGAAATGATGAAGATGCCTCGATTGCTACAGCTGATATTGAAGACAATAAAATAGAACTCAACAACATAAATAGCGCAGGGATCTACCTTGTCGGTGATCCGACAAACAAATTTGAAAACATATCTATTTCCAGCAATATCGTAACGGGTAAAATGCGTGCGGCAATTTTTGTTGGCAGCTCTACGATGCCGAGCACATTTGCTAATTTCAAAAATGTATTAGTTTCAGAGAATACCGTTGATATGGACATTAGAGATTCAACCAGTACTCATTACATTTCAGGAATCCGAGTGAGTAACGGCATTAGTGCAGCGCTTTGTAATAATACTGTACGCTTCGCCTGCCAAGGAGGAGGTTATGCAGATGCTAAGATTATAAGGGCAGATAGTTTTAAAGACATCTTAATTAGTGCAAACCAAATTATCATGGCCGACTCGAATTCGCGTACGGATGCGCAACTGTATGGTATCCAACTCGAAATGGATTCGGCTGTTGCGAACAGCCTCTATTGTAAAGCAAAGATAATCTCAAATATGGTGCTCGGTACAGGCTACCGTTGGGGGATTTCGGAGCGCGGCGGCGTTAACGTCTCCAACTTCCTACAAGCCACAGTTTCGAATAATAACGTTTACGACGATAGCCCGACGCAGGGCCATTACCACGAAGCTACTCCGAGTCTCGACGGGACCAATAACGTGCAATACGTCAATTTCGAGTCTCTCGGTTTTTCGGCGACAGGCTCAGTGCTTCCGATCCAAGCGGCAAAAACGTACACTTTCGTATCCCCCATACGTAAAAGCGGGATTACACAGGCAGCGTACGTAAGTAAAGGGGACCTTATTTTTAATCCCGTGTCAGCCACCGCTTTTAACACAGATACGGAAGAGGTGCGGGGAGCTTATTGGGTTGAGGGCTCAACCGCCAAGGTGGTAGGCATATCCTTAAGCAAAACCGTGCTGGGAAATGACGCTAATGGGCGCGTAACGAACACTATTACGATAAATACAGGGTCAAACGGTTGTAATCTCGCAATAGATCCTACGAGTCATGCTGGCGTAATACGTTCAAGCGGGTATCTTATGTTGCGTATTGGAGTATAAAATTCCCAAATTTATTGACTTTACTTCCCAAGTAATTGTAAGGTATTAACATCAAATACTCGGGAAGGTTGTTAGAAGAATGCATAAAAAAATTGCTCTATTGTTTTTTGTAATTGTTTGTATTTTCACTACCAGTATTTCTTTTGCGACTGAAAAAGATGCTAAAGAGCAAGTGTTCAAGAGCGGGTTAATTTCCGCTTATGGTGTGCACTTAAATAAGGATCAACTGCCGCTGACTTCAAAGGTGGATCTTACGTATGGTGTTTCAAGGAAGATTCAGGGTTTAGATGTTGTTGATTTTACTTTTTATAGCTTCGATGGTCAGAAAATACCAGGGGAAGTAGTTTACCCATTAGGGTTCAAGGAAACTCAAAAGTATCCGACAATATTGACATTTTCGGGACACGGAGAAATGGAAGAGTTAATCAGCAAACCTGAATCATATCAACATGCAGGGGCTGTTGAACTTGCTAAAAGCGGGTATTTAGTATTCGTCATGGAAAATAGAGGCATGGGCAAACTGGCAGATATGGCCGATCACCTAGTGCTAGATGCAGTATCACGTTTACGTGGCGGTAGTTGGTACGGAGATATCACAACGGATGCCCTGTACCTGAGCGCAGCTGTGCACGGTATCCCTCACGTAGATAAACAACGAATTGGGACGGCGGGCGTGTCCACTGGCGGGGCTTTAAGTATGTTAGTAGCAGCGCTAGATGACCGGGTAAGCGCGGCGTATGTACAGGGTTATCTTGGCACCTACGCAAAAACGTTCGCAGACGGTACGCACGATATCTGTAACAACATTAGCGGTATCCTTAATGTAGGGGAAATGTGGGATGTCGGTAATCTCATTGCACCGCGTAGTGCGTTATATGTTAACGGAAAGATGGACCATTTCCATATCGCAGACGCTCAAGTCTCTTATGCTAAGATAAAAGAACATTACAAAGAATTGGGAGTCGAGAAAAATGTGAACCTACTTTCTCCACAAGGGGTCACACATGAATTCTCTACTCAACTTGCTACTGATTTCTTTAACAAAAACTTTAAATAGCTTTATCAGGCACGCCGCTTATGGCGTGTTTTTTTATGCCCTCGGAGTGGTAGAGGGCTTATTTTAGGTCAGGAAAAGTTTCCTGAATAGAGAGACGGGGGAGAACGATGGACGAACGATTAACACAAATTATAAAAGGGGCGGCGGCGGGGTTTGGGGCGGTTGCTGGCTACCTGTTCGGAGGTTGGAACATCATGATACACTTGCTGTTTATTTTTGTAATTGCAGACTGGTTGACTGGTTGGGCGGCGGCTTGGATTAACGGAGAATTGAAAAGCAGAAAGGGCTACTACGGCACTGCCCGCAAGGTGGCGATTTTCCTAATTGTTGTGGTTGCACACTTCATTGATGTAGCGTTAGGCAATCTCAACTATTTCCAAAACGCGGTTATTTTCTTCTACTTGGCGAACGAACTGCTGTCTATTATTGAAAATGTAGGCCGTATGGGTGTACCTATGCCGGATGTATTAAGGAACGCTGTGAAAATCTTCGAGTCTCGTTCCCAGGCTCCGAAAAATCCGAACATGTCGGATGGGGAACAGGAAAAGGAAAGAGGAGGAAAATGAGTGTTTAATCAAAACAAATACACGATTGAACGGCGCTACATAAATAAGCGCCATAACGTAAGACCGGGTACTCGATTAACATCGGGTGCGCCGGTCTTTTTAGTTGCACATGACACGGGTAATCCAGGAGCGTCAGCGGACAATCATTACACCTATTTTCAAAATCTCAAAGACCGGTCCGCATCTGCACAGGTCTTTATCGACGACAAAAAGATACTTGAGATTATCCCAACAGGCACCGGAACCGATCCAGCAGAAAAAGCTTGGCATGTCCTGTACAACGTCACCACGGATAACGACCGCTTTGGCGATGATGCGAACGATATCGCATTAGGAGTGGAACTGTGCTTTGGTGGAAAGATCAATACGTTGGAAGCTTACAAACGCTTTGTATGGTATCTGGCCTACTGCTGCAACAAATGGGGCATTAACCCACGCACACACATACCAAGCCATAAGCAGCTTGATCCTGCCCGTAAGAGGGACGTAGACCAAGCTCTAGTGACGATCAGCAAGACACTCAAGGATTTGGTGCAGGACGTGGAAACAGAGCTTAAAGGCGTTTCTGCGGCTCCTGCTGCGCAGGACTTTACGCCGTTGCCTGTATTCGTTGTCCAGGCGCTTATAGATAATTACGTTTCTCCAGCTTGGTTTGCCAGCCAGAAGGTACAGGACGATGTGGGCAAGACTCATTTTCATAACCTTGCCAACAATCTTCGTGCTGCAGCTGGTCTGAATGAAAAGGGCTTAACTCTTGACGGATCTGTGAAGCTGTTTAAATCCAACGCGCAAGAGATAATCTTCCGCTGGTTGTCTCCTGCTTGGTTTAAGGCTAAACAAGCAGGAGATAAGGAGCAAATGCAACATTTCAACAATCTGGCTAATTATCTGCGTTCTTCCGCAGGCTTGCCGAAACAATAATAGGGGGATTTATCATGGAAATTATGAATCAAGTATTGGCTTTTGCGTCTGTTTTGGCAGTAGTGGTTATTTCATTGGTACAATTGGTGAAGAAGACTGTGAACGTGCCTGTTAATGTGGTGCCTGCTGTGGGTGTAGTGATCGGCCTGCTGATTGGTTGGACCGCTTCGCCGTTTACCGATTTAGATTTGGTACTGCGATTGTGGGCTGGCGGATTGGCTGGCTTATCGGCAACGGGGTTGTTTGAATTAGCGTTCAAGGATCGACCAGGCAGTACAAAAGACGATAAGGCTGCTTGAGAATGAACAAATACCCTGCTGGCTTCGGCTGGTAGGGCTTTTTTTGTTTTATGGTTGTTAAGAGGGCTTATAATCCACCTATATTGATATAGAGCTAATTGCAGGTGTGTTAATCAGTTAGTGCAGGCTGATAGACAATAGATTATAGATTTTTTCAAATGATCTGTTATAATTCAAGAAACGGCAATAATTAGGAGGTAGAAACAATGGAGGAACAACAACTAGAACATGCGGATATCATAAAAAATGGTCTTAAATACATAGACGATGCTATTGCTGATGACAGTAACGCGAAATTATTTTTATGGAATACAATTGAGAACGTTTTAAATAGGGAGCATAGTAATTACGAAAGTTTGGCAGATGTGATAAATCTCATCTTTGAGGCTCCAGCAGGAAGAGCAATAGAATTAGTAATAAGTAAAGACTTGGATGATGTGTCTGACTACTTAACAAAAAATAAATCCTATTACATTTCATTAAATCAGAGGTTTCAATTTGATTATCGAACCTCAATTGAGGCATTCAACAGATCCCCGCTTAACATAGTTAGATGTGAAATGATGGGGGCTAAATCGGACATTATTAGAATGTTTCGTGCTGATAGAACATATTTTGATTTAAATGCTGATCCTACGGGTATTGCATATATTGTAGAGTTTATGCTTAACTTAACACAAACATCCTTATTTGAAGAGGAAGAGGTTTTTAAAGATGAATTTTATAATTATCTTAAGGGGAGAGCGGAATCCGCTCTAGCAAGAAGCGATGAATAGTTCAATCGCTTCTAAAGACCCAAGCAGTTTATTCAACGGTGTTCCTATAGGAACTCAAAAAAATAAAGGCAATGCATCCTTTGTCTCTGCTGGTAAATACAGTGCCCAGTCGTCTTTTAATAATCAAGATGTAAAAATAAATGTTCATACTCCTCAGGGGGGCAGTAGTTCGTCTATGGAAGGATTGTTGCAACGGGTTTTTAGGGGGCAATATGAAACGGCTTCAGCAAAGGAAAACCATACAGAGGTTGGTGATAACATGGACGACTCGACAAAATTGTTGCTTGAACGTATAGAACGTGACTCAAGAGAACGCGAGGCCCGTTATCATAAAGACGCCCAGGAGCGAGAACAACGTTATCGTGAAGAAATACTTGAACAAGATCGTCGTTGGAAACAAGAAGCGAAAGAGCGAGAAGAACGTATTTTGAACGCGATCAAAGAAAATGCCGACAGAACAGAAAAGAAAATTGATTCAGTCGAAGAAGAGATTCGGCTAATTAAAACCGAAGTTGCGAGCAGTGTGAAACATAGTCAGTCACTTGTAACAACAAACATGTGGGGCTTCATTGCAACAATCGTAGCTATTGTTGCTTTGACTGTAACGGTGTTTTTGACGCGATGATTTACAGAATCACCCAAACCAATTATACTGATAACAACACATACGGAAGCACTGTTGTGCAATCCGAAAGCATCGGTGACACCCTACTGGCTAAGCTGGTGGGGGTGTTTTTACGTTTTAGGGGGATGAATGATGAGAGGTAAAATTATTAATGCAATAGCAGCAATCATTTTAGTAGCGGGGGTATTGTGGTGGTTCAGCGAACACGGACAAAGCTCGCCTTTGCCTGCTCCGAAACCTGTTGAAACGTCAAATATACCAACATCGAGCAATCCAGGAGGAACAGTTCAGTTAGAATTCCCGTCAGCAAGGTACCCGGAAACAGCACAGCACATTAAAGAGGCCATAGCCGCAGGAGAGTCCAGTGTATGCACCATCGACCGAGCAGGAGCCGATCATAACCGCGACCTGTCCCTAAAAGGCGTGCCCACTAAGAAGGGCAAGGATCGCGATGAATGGCCTATGGCTATGTGTGCGGAAGGCGGAGAGGGTGCAGACATAAAGTACATATCACCCAAAGACAATCGTGGAGCTGGCTCATGGGTAGGCCACAAATTGGACGACTACGCGGACGGAACAAAAGTGGAATTTATAGTGAAATGATGTAAAAAGCTCTGCTAACCCTAATTGGTCGTCAGAGCTTTTTTTGTTAGTTTATTCTCTCCAATATCCGGGAGGCTGCAAACTATCATATGCGTCATGTGCAAATATTAAATTTATTAGTAATCCTGGGGACATGGATACCACGGATTCACCGCTTTTAAGAACCTCGTGGATGGACTGTTCATCAAACTCTGTAAGAGAGAAGTCCATAGGTCCGTTGCTTTTCAATCTCTGGTAATCATCATACAGTTTCCTGAGTTCTGTCGCTAAAAACGCGACCTCTGTTTTGCCCGATTCCCCTTGAAGTTGTGCCCACATGACCGTTGAATCTTTCATCGACTGCGTTAGTATTGTCGGCCTGATGGGTTTACCTTGGTCCCCATCCATATTCCCGATAAGATGCATTTATATCCCTCCTTATTTGAACAATTTCCCAATCACCTTAAACACATCAAACGTTGTACGGTTTATGGTCATTAGACCATGTTTGCGATGTTGATCCAATATGGACTTAAGCAGGTCATCAAATGTATCATTACTCATGCTTTGTCCCTCCATACCTTTACAGCCACGTATACCGATACGAGGAGCGCAGCTACACTAACCACCATACTCAACGTTGCCATACGGTTACCTCCTTTTAGAAAATTGGATTGAAATATATCTCAGGCGGATACTAACTACATTGAATTGCAGGAATCTTACAGTTATTCAGAGCCCATTCAAACCAAAATTCATACCAAATCAACTTGGCCAGAATATCGTCCTCGTTCTTGCGCCATCCCGCAATATTTTCAGGGTGATCCGCAATCCACTGCTCCTTCGCTCGCCGGATTATCCCCAGATGATCCTCTTTGATTAAAGTTGTGACCGGTGAGCCTTCAAAGCGTAGTACAAGATTGAAAAACACATCTTTCAGACCAGTCTCACTAGAAAACCTTTCAAACCCTGAATAGCTTGGATACGTGAAATTCCCCTTCCCAACTAAGTCAGGCCACGGGTCGTTTTCTGGAAGTTTCCAAACTGGTGCTCCAGAAACCTCCACCGCTTCGATTTGAACAGATATGTTCCCATCATTTTTGTCCACAAGTAATGTCGCTTCGCCAATTCCGATATTGTATCCCATCTATAGTCCTCTCCTTCTAAAATTATCATCTAATTTTACCACATGTCCGTCCCCGAATTATCTAACGCAATCAGAAATCAGGCCTCGCACCTCCCGTTAAGCTCGCCAGCAGATTGTATATGTGAACCTCGTATGTTAAGATTGGGTGTAGAAGGCGCTGTATAAGCCGCCCTCTACTAAGGAATCCTTAACGTCTGCGTGGGTCGCGTCGTTTTTTGGTTCCTTTTTTCTTTGTCTTCTTACGGCTGGCGTTGTGTACTTTGAGTACAGCCAATGCTGTGAATAGTTGTATGATTGCCGTAACAAGGTTTACCCAATCTTTCATTGCTTTGCTCACCCCCCTTACATTTACTATTTTACAGCATTTAAAATGCTTTGTAAATAGTTTTTTTGAGTGTTGCTAAAATATTTTAAATGCTGTAAAATAGGCGTAAATAGGAGCGTGATTTTATGGCGGGAAGACCACCTAAAAAGGATAAGAAGATCAGAGAGGCTATCTATTTTGAGCCTGAACTGTTGGAGTGGCTCCAGGAGAAGGCGGAAAAAGAGAAATGCACAGTTAGCGTGATCGTGAATAGGATGACCGAAAAAGCAAAAGAGCAGGAGGGTTGAATACCTCACTGTTCTTTTTTTTGTGTGCTGGCAATAATATTTATTGTATAGAACACTTGTTCGTAATATAATCGGTACATAACATAACAGGAGGTTACAACATGGGAAAGAAACTTGAGGGTAATGGCTTTTGGGAAAGCTCGCGGATTATTATTCCAGAGCACAAGGAGGCTTATCTGAAGCTCATGAAAGACCGTCAGCGTCGTGGTAAGCCGGAACTCGACGATCAGGAAGTCCAGTTGATTGAACAGGCGCTTATAGAGTCCTACAATTCACGCCAGCCTGTCACAGTGACAGTATTTAGCCCATTTGATGATGAGGTTATGACTGGTGTAGTAACAGTAATCAACACTGCTAGACGTGAAGTGAAGCTGTCTCGCGACGAGGATGATTTTAGTTGGATTAAGCTGGAGGATATTATATCAGCAAATATCTAGTTTTCTTTATAAAATCACTTGATAACATCTTTCACCGCCTTATAATAAGGATATATTAACTACAGGGTGGTGTAAGGTGTTAACATATTTATCTTATATTGGTATTGGTGCATTTGATGCTCTTGCTGTACTTGTACTACCTTTGGCATTATATATGCTCCCGATTAAAGATTACAAATATAGAATTATATTATTTGCAGTCTTTATATCACTTGTATCTTTCATAATGCGGATTGTTTTAGATTTGCCTCGTATAGATTTGATTTTGCAGTACATTTTGTTTGTGAGCTTTTTTAGGCTTGGGCTTAAAATAAAATTGCACTTGTCTGCTTTTATTTTAGGAGTTGGGTTAAGTGCATACGCCACTTTGCAAATGGCTGTTTTTTATGCGTATAGCTTCTTAAACCTAATGCAAACAAGTGTATTAAAGGAAAATACCTCACTTCAAGTTTTTCTGTTACAAGTAACGTCTATCCTTATTACTTACCTTTTTGCTGGATACTTAAAGTTGCGTGGTACTGGGTTCAGCTTTATCGTAGCGCCACCGCATGACTTTTTGTGGAAGGAAGACTACAAAACTAAAGAAAATAAAATGGTTATAACCAGCTCTGTGTTATCGACGGTAACGATATGTTTGGGAGTAATACTTCTGTATTATCAGAATCCACTGGTTTTATTATTGGTGTCCATATTCACTTTTTCAATTTCGTATTTCTTTTCCAGAAGGAGTGATGCAGAAGATGCTAGAAAAGCTCTCGCGGCGTATCGCGACAAGCATAAAAAGAGCTGATCCAGACGGACCAGGAAGTGCTGAGGTGTTAACCTACGCAATAGGCATTAAGCTTAATTGGTATTCTGGGCTGATACTTACTGTGTTTTTTGGGTGGATATTAGGGGATGTTATAAATGCCCTATTAGCTTTTTGCTCTTTTGTCGTTCTTAGAAGGTTTTCGGGCGGGTTTCATTTCCGCTCTCTGACGGCATGCGCTATATTTTCGGCAGCAATATTTGCGAGTATACCTCTGATACATTTGGGGCACGATGGCGCGCTACTGCTTACAGCCATATCGGCAGTAATTGTCCTTTGTGTAGCCCCCCGCAAATCTGAGGACCTTAACCCTTCAAAGCTAGAGCCGTATCTAAAATGGATTTCGTTAGCTGTTGTACTCACCAATTTTGTGTTTCAATCCCCTGTAATCGCTCTTGCTTTCGCTGCTCAGGCTGTTTTGCTTTTACCACGTAAGGGAGGTGAGAGAGGATGAAAAAAGAGATCGCACGCTTTGTAGCTAATCGTTTGGTGAGAGACGCCGAAAAAGCATCTAAAAAAGAAAAAACACTTGTAGGAGCGTTACCGCTTCCACAGGAACTAAAGAAGAAATGAATATAAGACCATGGACAACAGAGAGATTTTTGCACCTGAGATTATGGCGGATGGAAAAATAGGGGATAGGTTTTCATTTTTTGAAAGTGATTTAGTATGTATCGAAAGATGGGACCCGAAATCCAACTATGAAATACCCTTTTTCATTACAGCAGATGGGAATTTCACTGCTCCTACAACACACGGGGAATTCGTCGATGGATTCCCCGACTTTTGCAGCTTGGATACTGGGAACTTGGTTAATCTTAAAAATGTCTCCAAAGCGGAAACGGGCGACTATGGCGGCAAGGCTTTTTTCAACGGAACCATGTATACCGGCGTTAATAAGCTTAATTCTACGGTTCTGTCTGATCTCATAGAAGCCGCGAATAAACGTCCAGATGATCAGCGATTTATTATGGGCGTGTGTAATTCTAAAGCGGGGCTTTATCCTGCTAAAGATGTTTATTATATGGATATGTGGGACCCAAAGAAAAATTATCACGTTCCGCGTTTCCATCATGCTGGCGGATTTTACGTGGTTGCTCTTACCATGCGACATTGCAAAGAGGCATTTCCCTATCTTTTCCCGGCCACTCCAGGCCACCTAATAAATGTATCCAAGATAGCCGGATTCTTAGAGCAAAGTTTTGGCACGATAGTAAGATTTAAAGACACAGATTATACATGCCCCATATCCGGTCCAAAGCACAGAGCCTTAAAAAAAATACTAAAATGACTAAACCCGGCCAATGGTCGGGTTTTATTAACATATATAAACTCAAAAGTCAATAGCAATCTACCCTAGGATGACGCAAACTGATTCGACATAGATCGACATTTTTCCCCTTTACGCAATGATGTGATGTTGATATAAAGGGTTAAGAGAACCAAAAAAACGTAATAACGGAAAGGATGTGAAAAAAACGCCTCCCAAAGAGAGGCGCTTAATGTGGGTCGGCTATCCTGGCAGGGATGCCAAATGAGTCCCAATGATAATGATTCACAGCGAGTATACAGGAAATTCAATTGTCAGTAAAGACAAGTATATAAGGAGTGTAATCCATGTCAGATACTTATAAGCGTAAAAGAACAAACAACCAAACCTTATATTTTGCCAGAATGCTGAGAGGCATTACAGTCGATGAAGCGGCAAATGCTGTCGGGCTGTCCACCGCTTCGTTGGAAAAATATGAGGTCGATTTTGGGACAACACCTTTAATCATCGTTCTAAGTTTATTTCGGTTCTATAATATCCCGTACAGATGATTCAATGCCCCTTTTTTGCCCCCTGCATAATGAAATGCAGTGACAAACCAAGAGAGTGTCCTTCAAAAAAAACCGGGTTTCTTCCTATTATAATAGGTTATGATATCGTAAAAGAATCAAGTTCGAAATGGAAGGGTCTATTGG